ACAGTAGGAGCAATTCCCATATCACCACTAAAGCCTAGAGGTGTTGCGTCATCACCGTGGGTCAGCCCACCGTGAGCAAGTCCAACTGGCTGTGTGTTAGCTTGCTGCATCTCAGCAGGTTTCATATCAGCCTTAGTAGTATTTACTGTCACGCCACGCTTAGATAACTCCCCTAGCAAGGCAGGATTATTTTGTGCAGCACTCATCACTTTATCAATGAGAGAGTCAATACGAGTAGGATCACTGTACAAAGATTGTGTCATTCCTCCCTCAGCAAAACCAACAGCCATGCCTTTAGAGTTTATGCGTTCATTTACTAGAGGGTCATTTAAAGCAGTAAATGCTACCTTATCCATCAGCCCACCCTTAGCAAGAGCATTAGCAGGAATCTCCCCGCCGCCCAAGGCTTGCTCAAGCATAGCTATGTCATCCTCACTAATACCCATAGCAGCTGGGTCCATAGGAGCATCTCCTACAGGCTCACCACCAATGCGACCAGCAGCATCCATTCCAGCTAAGCCCATCTTAGCTTCTGCTCTTAGGTCTTCAAAGAATTTAACACCATGAAAACGTAGTACGTCAGCAGGAACAACGTACTCACCTTCACTTAAATTAACATCAATATCGTCACGTACTTCTACAGGTAGAGAACCCGGAGGAACTTCATTACCAGACACAGGGTCAACTCGTGGCGCTGGGCCACTGAAGGCCATTTCCATCTGATCATTGATTGCCATTAACTTCATCCCTCAAATATTTAAGCTTACGTAACACTGCTGCTTCACCCTGACATCTAAACATATCATCTGTCTTTGTGACTTGTTCCATCTTCTTGTGTACCTGTAGTATCTTACTATCTAGCATTTCGCAGAACTCATCCCACAAAGCCTTGTCGTTTACTAACTTCTGTAGTTTCATCTGGACATCAAACCTTTAACTAAGCCACCTTTGTTAAAGCGTAGTTTACTTGTTTTAGGATCTAACTTCAAGTCTTTAATGTTAAGAGACTTACCTTTTAGTATTACAAAATCTTCTGCGTCTGCTTTAGCTACTTTTTTAGCTATATCACCACGAGGAAATCTTTCTGCCATTACTCTATTTTCTGAAGCTGGTGCTGCTTTTCTATACTTTAAATCTTTAGTTCCTACTTTAATTTGATTGCCAAGCTCAGCTTGCAATTGCTTTAAAGCTTTATCAAAAGCTACTACATATGTATTGTGAAAGCCTGAGCCTTTAGTGATAGCTTTTCTATAGGAATTACCTCCAGTTGCAAATCTTTTTTCTGCTAACTTCTCTATAGGAGGAAGAACAATCTCATCAATACCCTTAGCCTTAGCATCTGCAATAACAGACTGTAGTAGTACTCGTACCGAATCAGTTAGACTTGTAAGAGGTGTATCTTTTTTATTTACAATAGCTTTCGTGCCACCTATAAAAAACTTTGCTGCGCGCATTATAGAATCAAGAAGTTTTTCTTTTTCTTTAAAATCATATATTGCATTATCCGCTGACATATTATTAAACATTTGCTTTAAAGCCTTAAGTGGCTGTCCGGGTATCAATAGGTTGTTAGCCATATTATAACCTCTATCTTTAAATATTTTCGTAAGAGATTCAAAAGCTTTTTCTTCAGAAAGTTTTTTATTTGAAACTAAAGGAATGAAATCATTTAGAACAAAATCTTTATAGTCTTCAATTAATTTTTCAGATGATTGAAACTGTGGTTTAAAAGCAATATCTTCCATGTCACTATCAAAATCTTTTTTAAAATCGTCTAAAAGTTTATTAGCATCCTTAGTGGGATTCTTTGACATGTTTTGTATTGCATCAGACTGAAGCTCTTCAATGAGGATGTAACTTTTAATATCTTTTTTCATTACATCTTCACTAGAGGCAGGTTTCTTTCTCAAGCTATAACGTGTATGAGCTAAGTTAGAAGTACCGTAGTGAGTCGTTAGGCCTAAGTCTTTAGATGTAACGTCTACACCAATTTCTTCATACCCTACTTCGCTATCTATTAGATCAAACTGCCTTTGCGTACCTCTTTCTTTTGTACCCTTTCGTAAGGCACTAATTTCCAAAGGCTCCATGCCATCGTCAATAGCGCCACTGTTATCACCCCTAGTATACTTCCTAGCTGGATCTAAACTAAACTCTCTGTATTCTAATTCTCCCTGTGTTACTTTAGGAGCACGTTTACGTACAAAAGCCTCAATGTTCTCACCTCTAGTCCCTTGTTTACCTATAGATACATTCTCAATAGCACTTTCAACGGGGCTATAGAAGCTTGCTATAGTAGGCGTATCAGGGTTTGATACATCTGCAAGAGCTTCATCTGTCTGCTTGAACATAGGATTAAACTTAGGGTTATCTGTGATACCCAGCATAGAGCTTAGCTCTTTAGCTATGATCCTACTTAGTCCAGCCATTACTGTACGTTCCCACTAAAGCCTTGCTCTCCGGGCGCTGCAGCAGCACCAATGCCAATGTTACCACCACCCCCACCTGTCATGTCTTGTGGGCCTGTAGGGCCTGCTCCTTGGAGCGGAGGGGCACCTGCTGGTGGAGCACCCTCTGGTCCTGCTGGAGGAGCGCCGGGAACAGCTGGGGCAGGAGGAGCTTGGAAGCCTTTAAGTATCTCTGCCTGTACTGCTGCGTCTTGAATAGAGTTAGTTACTTTATCAGGATCAAGATCCATGCTAACTGCAATCTCACGTATGATGTAATCCATCTTAGCAAACGGTGCCAGTGTTGGGTTCTGTGCAACCTGCAAGAACTGCATCAAACGTTGGCTACGTACTTCGTTAGCCATCAGAGACTCAGTACCTTGAGCTTTGACTTCTAAGTCACCCTTGATCTCTGGGTCATAGTCAAACTGCATGTTAAAGCTAAAGAAAGCTTTGCCTAGTGGGTTGAGTAAGTAGTCATCTACGTTCTTAATGACAGTACGAATAGATCCGTTAGCTGCTGACATAAGCATAGAGATACCAGAAGCTGTACGTCCTACGCCTGACACACCTGTCTGACCGTGAGCAAAGGATGGAAAGCCTGTTGATTCGTCTGCAAGTACTCGTGCCTTGTCAAACAACTGCATGTTCTCACCAGCTACGTTAGGAAAAGATGTACCAAAGATGGCTTGTCCGGGTGCACCCCCTTGGCGTCTAAAGACTTTGCCGGGGTACACTGAGAGGTCTTGACCCGGCACTAAGTTAGTCTCATCAACCTCAATCAACAAGTTACCAGAAAGCACAGCATTGTCAACAGCCATACGCATAAAGCCATTCATCAACGTCTGTGTGTCATCCATGTTCTCAGCAATACCAACACCAAAGAAGCTATACGGATTGACTTCATAGGGTACAGCATAGTAAGGAATGAGTGCAGGTTTAAATGGATTCATAACCATACGCAAGACGTTACCGTTGCATATCCATAGGTTTACGTTAAGTTGCTCTGCATCTTTAAGTGCACGGGGAATCTCTATGTCGTGATCTTCTAATACTTCACGGTCAACATAACCCCAGAACTCTTTCACATCGTAACGTTCCGCTTGGCTTCCGTGCTCATCATCCTCCATGATTTGCTCCCACCACTTCTTCTCATAGGATTCACCCATCTTGAGAGAGTTGTCAATGGCGTTGTCACGGAAGAAAGGGCGGCCCTTAAGAGCACGAAGCTGTGAGCGAGACATCTTATGACGCTCAACTATATACTCAGCCTCATCCATATTAGATGCGTCAGGGTCAGGGTAGAAGTTCCAGATAGATACGTTGCTTGTAGAAGGCACAGTCTTTATAGTAGGGTCATAGTTACCTTCATCGTCCCAGTGTGGGTACTCTTTGTTTACCGCAAAGGGGCCTTTCATTATACCTGTACCAAACAATGCACACTCAAATGCAGCAAGGCGAAGCTGTTTATTAGCTCCGCTCTCTTCTAGTTGGTCATGTATTTTCTTTTGCATCTTCTTAGCCGCAACCTTAGCTGGGCTAAAAGTAATAGCAGTAGGCGTTGTACCCGGACCTTCAACTACTTTATCTTCTACAGGGCCAAGCTTACCAGCTAAGGCACCCATACGTTCCTTAAGTTGTTGCATAGTTTCGCCGGGAGCTAGGCGGTCTTCTTCAGTAACGAAAGGAGTGAATGCTTTTTCTACAGTATCAAATGCTTCTTCAGCTGCAGGATCAGGGTTGGAGTCAAAGTGTACAGTATCTGCCACACCTTCTGGAAGGCTAGTAGGATCTACGACAATTGGAAACTTCTTGTTACCAAAAAGCACATCAACAATCTGACCGTAAGCTGCAAGAGTTTTAGTCTTAGTTACTTTTACAAATACACGGGAACGTTCCGCCTCAGTAAATTGTACTTGTGGATTGTAAAGACCACGATAGTTACGGTAAGCCTTTAGCCAACGTTCTTCATCTTGACGCCGTGAGTCTTCTGCTTTCTTGTAACGGTTCTCAACAAAGGAGATGATAGATCCTACAGAAGCATCAGCTTCGTAAGAGTCTTTATCTACATCCTTAATAAAAGAGGATTCAGAAGATTCAATATTCTCTTCGTAGCTTTCGTCAAAGTCTTTAGGGTCCATACTCAATATCCAAATGTTGGGTCAGACGCTTGAAAGCCTGATCTTGAAGTTGCTGGATCGTAGTCAAATAAAGAGCTACGGGGTCTTGTCATAATACCATATCGTAAAGCGTCATACAAGTGGTCTTCTGCATTTGTATCAACATCTTCTGGATTACGTTTATCTAAAGGTATGCTTGGTAACTGTGCTACTAGGTTAGTACAATTATTAAACATAACCAAACGAGGTTCTTCTGTAAACTCATCTACCTGAAGTCTACGGTGTAATTCATTCTTACCAGCTACACGTGAGCCTTTGGAACGGTCCGAAGGACGCCAACGACAACCCCTCATATTCATTTGTTCTGCCAGAGAAGGGCCAGTATCGCCACGCTTATGCCACAAACTACTATCAAGCACACCATACCGTACACTGCCATCTCCTGATTCGGCCTCTAAGATCATGTCAGCTAAGTCTATAGCTGTAACCTTAGAACAATATAACTCCCTATATACTACCAATTGCTCAGCAGGACTGACTGCAACCCACACAACTCCTGTGTAACTTCCGTACCCATAGTCACATGCCCTAAACCTTGCCCAGCTTTTGGGTATAGTGTAAGGCTCTACTACGTGAATAGCACGGTTAAACTCAGGGAACGCAGCACCTTCATTTACATCCCAATCACCGTCAAGCAGTCTCTTACGTTGTTGCTCAGGTAAAGACAAAAGCATTGCTTCGTAGTCGCCGCTATCAGCTAGGTAAGGGTTATCAAACAAACTAGCAGGAATAAACTTACGTTTAAATAGAGGTTGATCTTCTTTCTTGTGTCCTTTAGGATAACGTAGAGTTTCTCCTGTTTCTATATTAGTAGCCCAGAAGGAACGGTTAGGTGCCTCAGGGTCAATGAACATCTTCTTAACCCAAGCATGGCCGGGACCGCCGGGGTTAGTAGTAGCTCTCATGTACAGACCTAACTCAGGTGAGGCAGATCTCAAACGACTCCTCATGTAGTCCCACGCAAAACTTGAGGACCACTGCGTCAACTCATCAAAGGCTACATAGTTAAACGCCTGTCCTTGGTAACGCATAACGTCTGTGTCTTTATCCAAGTAAGACATCCAGAGCCTACCGCCTTGAGGTGTAGTCCATTGAGACTTTCTCTCTGACCACTTAATACCCGGAATTGCTTTAGGGTATAACTCTTGGCTCTTCTGTATAAGCTCACGTAGTTCTTCTGTAGTGTGTCGTACCAGTAGCCCACTAAAGTCTTTGTTACCTAAGTTACGCAGAGGGTCAGCTAACGTAGCGTAACTCTTGCCACCACCAGCTGCTCCACCATACAGTACCTCACGTTCATTAGCTGCTAGGTAGCTTGTCTGTGGGCCGGGATTAGGTTGAAAGACTACTTCTTGTGCGAACTGTACGTCATAAGGCTCAGGTGATGCTGTTGCATATACCCTATGCTTAAACTTTGTCTCTTCCTTCTTCGTAGGTGTAGTAACCAATTCTTTCTTTTTCGAGAGCTTCGTATTGGTGTATCGTTTCTTCGAGCCAGATGGCAAGCTTACGCTTAATTGCAGCAAGTGATTTACGTCTTCGCTCGACATCTATACGTTTCTTAAGTCCATCATGAGTTATGCGTCTGCCTGACTGAGTAGTTAACCAAGCAGATACTTCCCTGTAACTATACTGCTTTAAATGCTTCTTGGCAAGCAATAATAATTCTAATTCTTTAACAATGGGTTTCAACCAAGAATCATCTTCAGGATCTATCTCGTAACCAAATGGTACGGACCTCTTAGATAACCTTGGTACTCTTTCCCAACTCTTCATATTACTAGGCTTGGGTAACATCCAATAGCCTAAGTCTGTCTTTTGGAAGTCAGTCTTACGTTTCATCGTCCGTATTAGTTTCCTTTGGTGGTAAGATAAACAACCCACCACTAGACTCTACTGCTACCTTTTCAGTTTTAACTAAGCCAGAACGATCTAGTACCTGACCTGCTGCAATCATGCGTTCCTTAACGCCTAACTGCGTAGGGTCATCCAAAGCCGACCCGTAAGCAATAGCAGCTTTTGGACCCAATCTTGACATGTAGCTTTTAGTAGCTTCAAATATTTCATCTTTAAGTGCCTCTGTAATTGAACGTGTAGGTGTACCATCACTATAGCCAGACATCCGTTTAGCCATAAGAACATCTCCAGCCGCCTCATCAAAGAGTACTTCTAGAAACTTCTGTTGGTTTTCAGTTAGCTGCTTAGCCATGAACTCATTACCTTCTTAGTATACGTAGTTATAACATGGTAGTAATAAAAATGCAACTACCTTTTAACATTCACATTTAGTACAGGGACACTCACGATTTAACACTGCACATAAAATACGCTTCATATATTTTCTCATGTTTTTTTCCTATACGGTTTTACTTTTGCTGCAA